TTTTTATTCCTATGGAGTGGAATTATGAAGGCTTTATTGATCAATACGGATATCCTGTTTTTGATACCCCTGAAAAAGAAACATTAGATCCCCAAGGAAATTTAATTACAGAGGGAGTAATACAACATTGGGAAAACGAAGTTGAAGGATTAAAAGATGATGCAGATGCATTAAACGAATATTATCGTCAATTTCCAAGAACAGAACAACACGCTTTTAGAGATGAAGCCAAACAATCTATTTTTAATTTAACAAAAATCTATCAACAAATAGATTATAATGAAGAATTAAAAAATGCTGCTATGGTTACGCAAGGTAATTTTCAGTGGGAAAATGGAATTAAAGATACTAAAGTAATATTTTATCCAAATAAAAACGGTAGGTTTTTTATTACCTGGGTACCGGATCAAGAACAGCAGAATAACTTAATAATAAAAAATGGTATTAAATATCCTGGAAATGAACATTTGGGCGCCTTCGGATGTGATAGTTACGACATTAGTGGCGTCGTTGGTGGCGGCGGCTCTAACGGATCACTTCATGGATTAACAAAATTCTCTATAGAAAATGTACCGCCTAATCATTTTTTCTTAGAGTATATTGCTAGACCTGCTACCGCAGAAATGTTTTTTGAAGATGTACTAATGGCTTTAGTGTTTTATGGTATGCCTTTATTAGCAGAAAATAATAAACCCAGATTGCTTTATTATTTGAAACGAAGAGGATATAGAGGATTTAGTATTAATAGACCTGATAAAACGTATAATAAATTATCAGTTTCAGAAAAAGAAGTAGGTGGAATACCTAATTCAAGTGAAGATATAAAACAGGCACACGCCTCTGCTATAGAAACATATATAGAAGATTTTATAGGCGAAAAAAAAGACGGGTATGGAGATATGTACCTCCAAAGAACATTAGAGGATTGGGCAAAGTTTGATATAAATAATAGAACTAAATACGATGCCTCTATTAGCTCAGGATTAGCTTTAATGGCTTGTAATAAACATAGATATAATCCTAAGGGAATAACAAAGATTAAATCTTATTCTTTAGGTTTTAAAAAGTATAATAACGAGGGGACTACTTCAAAAATAATATAATAAATGAATATAAGTACAAATACTAATAGCCCATTTCCAGATCAGGTTGTAAGTGATGCTGAAAAAGCAACATGGGAATATGGTCTTCAGGTTAGTAGAGCTATTGAGCAAGAATGGTTTAATTACGGAGGAAGTGGTTCAAATCGTTATGCAACAAATTGGAATAATTTTCATAACCTACGTTTATATGCTAGAGGAGAACAAAGTGTACAGAAATACAAAGATGAGCTAGCTATTAATGGCGACTTGTCCTATCTCAATTTAGACTGGAAGCCAGTTCCTATACTATCTAAATTTTCTAATATAGTAGCCAACGGCATAACTCAAAAACAATATGATTTAACTTCGTATGCTCAAGATCCTGAATCTTTAAAGAAACGAACAGACTTTGCTGAAGACTTATTATTTGATATGCTCACTAAAAACGAGCAAGCTCAAGCGTCTGAAATAGTTAACGTTAATTTGAGCAGGTCTAATATTTCTCCAGATAATTTACCTGAGTCTTTAGAGGAAAGAGATCTTCATATGCAACTTAGCTATAAGCAAGCTATTGAGGTTGCTGAAGAAGAAGCTATTAGCACAGTTTTAGCAACTAATGAATTTGACCTTACTAAAGCTAGAGTAAATCAAGATTTAGTAAACATAGGAATAGGTATTACCAAAACTTCTTTTAATCCTGCCGAAGGTATTGTAGTTGATTATGTGGACCCCGCTTATTGTGTTTGGTCTTACACGGAAGATCCGCATTTTGAAGATATATACTATGTAGGAGAAGTTAAATCAATAACTATACCTGAGCTTAAAAAAGAATTCCCTAATATTTCCGACAAAGAATTAGAAAGAATACAAAAAATGCCCGGTAATC